ATTTCTGTGCCTCGCAAACGCCGCCATTCGGCCGACGGTCTCGCGTGACAGGTTCTCCCCGCTGGCCAGTTGATTTGCCCGTGTCCATCCGACTTGGGTCATCCCGGCCACTGCGTCCCCGTGCTCGTCTCGCCACTTCAGCACCCGCCTCGCGTTGTTGCGGGCTGCCTCGGGGGGGCTGTACGAGTCCTCCGCTTCCCTTACCGGCATGATAGACGGTGCCGGCGCTTGGCTCGGTCCCTCCTCCGCTCGGTTGCGCTCTTCCTCCTCGTAGTCCAGCCCCATCTGACGGGCTGCCGTGCGTTTGCTGGCGACGCCCATCCCCAATTGGATCTGCGCCACGTCCGCCAGTTCCCGGGCGTTCCTGCTGGCCACAGAGGGCTTCTGGACGGCGATGTCTACGATGGCCTCGATCTCGCCCCACGGTCGGGCAGTCAACAAGCCCCGATCGTGTTCGAATCGCAGCACCTTCCACAGCAACGCCGTGAACTGCCTCGCGTAGAACGACTGATCGGCCTCGCGGGCTTTGACAAACGGGGATTCGGCTACCAGCGTCGACGCATAGTTGGCGTTGCTCGCATCACCGGACACCATGTATTCGGGCATCGCCCAGCGTGTCCCGACGATCCGCAGCACGTATTGAGAGACTTCGAGGAAGCCAGAATTTCGCTCGGCTCCCATCGGCCCAGGCTTGTAGGTCAGTCCTGGCGACGGCTTCAAAATCGTGCCCGGCTTGTACCGCTGTACGTTCTGATTCTTCGTGCCACCGCCCACGACCTGCCGCCCGTACTGCGCCACCGCATCGGACGCCCCGAGGGTCTGGATACTGCCCTGCGATGTGCCCGGGGGAGCCTCCAAGATCCACGCAATCGCCGCCTGAAGGGCCGCGCCTTCCGCCATGTTCCTCCGCAGCTTGGCCTCACGGCTGATCTCCTCGACCACCAAGAACGTGTCAGAGACGCCCCGCTTGGCGTTCCGGCTTACGTTCCGTTTGATATGGCACATCCTCCGCGACGGGATGTAATCCCAATCCAGACCGCCGTCATCGCGCGACAGGTGATAGCCGAGGGCTTCGGCCGGACGGTTCGCAGGGGACCGCACACCGTAGGACCACGACGTGACTCCCTGGAAGTCGCTCAACCAGTCCTCAAGCTGTCGAGTGTTCCCCGGCTCGCGGATCTGGTCCGGCTCGACCATGCACAGGGTTGGCCGCCCATTGGTCCCCAACTCGATGTAGGCAAACGCCTCGCCATCCTCGCGGCTGCGGTGATGCAACTCGCGGTCGAGACTGCCGACCATGTCCACGTCGTCGATAAACCGATCGATGACCCGCTGGCACAGCTCGACGAGTTGAGCATCGGCACCCTGTACGGTGAACTCGAACCCAGGGCCGAAGGTGTATTCCGCCAAGCGATCCAAGGCAGCAGTCGCGACAGGCGTCAGCAGCGACAGGTTACGCGCTGCCCCCCGGATGTACGCCAAGTCAACTTCGCTGTCGTAGTACGGCTTGAACCGGCCGTCGCTGCGATCGGTGACGCTCGTGAACGGGTTGATCGCCGTCGGGTAACCGAACGTCGGATCATCGTACAGGTAGCCCCTCCGGTCGATCGTCTCGGGGACAAACGCTTCCAGCAGTGCCTGAATCGACTCGCTCATTGTCTCGCCTCGTCCTCTTGGTTTTCCGCCCACACCGCAGACACTCGCGGTATTCCACCCTGCCCCACGATGACCGCACCCGCATCGGATGCCCACAGACACACCACACGATCAGACTACGATACCGGCCCAGCGTCATGGAGTGTATGCCAGTTCCTCCGTATCGAACTCGGTAGCCGCGATCCCGTTGAGTGTCCGCACCGCCATCTCGAGCGCATCCGGCCCGTCGTCGTGGTCACCCCGAGGGAACTCCCCGAGTTGATCGAGTAGCAGCCGGGAGCCCGGGGCATCGCTGAACCGGAACATGTCCGCCGCCAGCAGAGGGCCGAGGGAAGACAACCTGAGGATCTTGTTCCCGGTGTTCACGATGGTCTGGAGTGGCAGCATGATCCCGCTCGCCATCGCCGCAGACTGGAACGACTCGCCAAGTACCCGCTGGAACCCATTCCCCTCCAGTACCATCAGGTTCGCCTTGTGCCGGGCGTACATCCCCACGGCATCCGCTGCAATCTCGGTCTCGCTTCGTCGCCTGATGTCCGCGTCGACCCACAGCCGACCCGAGGCACGCCCAACGAACACGATGGCCGAGAAGTCCCCCTTGCGGTCATCGGCACCCAAGCTCGGATCAACAGCCACAACGCCGAACTCAAACGCATCGGGCCACCTGGCAGCCGTCACGCGATCCCCCAGGTACTGGCCCCATTTACTTTCGCCCCACTTCCCGGGCCGCTGCTGGAACATGGAACGCCACCAGTATTCGCTACGCTCCCGCCTCATCTGCTCCAGCCGCTGCACGGGATACCGCTCGGGCCAGAGGGCCTCCCCCGGCTGTCGCCCCAGCACGTCCCCCGGCTCGGCCAACGCTGGCAGTGTCAGCCGCCTGATCTGTCCCCCGCCCTTCAGCAGTCTGCCGAAGATGTCGTCCTCATGCCAGCGGGTCATGATCCCGATGACCACGCCCCCCGGCTCCAATCGCGTGCTCGCCGTCGACTGCCACCAATCCCAATGGTTTTCCCGTGTGGTCGCTGATAGGGCTTCCTCCGCGTTCTTGACCGGATCGTCAATGATCAGCAGGTGCGCCCCTCGCCCGGTCATAGGCCCGCCCACACCTGCCGTGGACATGCCACCGCCTGCGGTTGTGCTCCAATCATCCGCCGCCGAGTTGTCGCCCGACAGCCCCCGACCGAACACCGGGCAAGACGCCTCGACAAACACCTGCCGGGCTTTGCGTCCCCAGCTTCTCGCAAACGTCGCCTCATACGCTGCCAGCATCACCCGCCGATCAGGCCACACCCCGAGATACCACGCCGGGAGGAACTTGCTGACAAGCTCACTCTTGCCATGCCGGGGGGGAGCCTCGATCAGGAGGATAGGCTCACTGCGGCCGGTGATCGTATCGCAGATGGCCCGGCTGATCGTGCTGACATGCTGCGGGATCTGGAAACGCCCGCTACTGGCCGTTCGTGCGAACAGTGCTGGAGTCGCCACGTCCTTCCAAGAACGCGAGATACTCAGGCTCACTTAACGCCGCCTCCACGGACTGCGAGAGAGTCACCGACACGCCGACGTTGACCACGGAAGACACTGGCCCCTGCTCCCGCTTGATGTTCAGGCCGTCGATAGCCGCCAATGCCTTGGCAGCCGAGATGGCCACCGAGTCGTCCGCGTTCTGCTCAACCACTGCCTCCAGCCGCTCGACGACAAGCCGCCGTGTCGTCCTGCGAACTGGCCACCGTCGACGGGCCGCCATTGCCACCAACCGGGCGTCCGAACGAATGCAATCGGCATCGCTCAAGAGTCCCCCCCCTCCCCCTGACACCGGGGGTTGCTGCCCGCCACCAACTCCGCCAGCGTCCACTGACTTCTTCGTCGGCTTGGGGCTGTTCGGTGCAATCACGTCAACTGCTCCTCACCTGCAATGTGGCCACAAACACCCGTGTGTTACTCCCGCTCGTCGTGGCCGTGCACGTCAGCACGTAGTCGGTCCCGGCAGTGCCCCCGCTGATCCTGACCTTCGCCCCCTCGTTGGCTGCCACTGTCGCCCCGGTGAACTCATCAGCAAAGGCCGATGCCTGCACCGAAGGGGAACCGATCGTCAGCCCTGATGGAGTCGCGGTGACCGTCACCGATGACAACGTTTCGGCACTGGCCAACAGGTTGCCGAAGTCCAGACCGAATAGGACCGACTCGTCCGGGTGTTTCCACAAGATCCGCTCTGCCGCAATCATCTATTCGCCCTCCCCACGTCTGGCCGTTGTCTGCCCCGTGCCACGTCGGGCCGGATGCTCCGCATTGTCTCAGGCCGTCCCCTTGCACGCCAGACCGGTGTCGGAGTCTCTGCAACAGCAGCACCGATCCCATAGCCCAACGTCAGCACCAGCCCCGGGCTGCCCCAGGAGCCATATCCCATGCTGATCACACTCGACGGGCTGCCGTTCATGTGGCCTCAGTGATGCTTGTGGGAGTCGTGCTGCTGTCCAGCGTGAAGGTCTTCGCCGTCGTGCCGTCCAGTTTCTTTAGGGTTTTCT